ACGTAAAATGTATTCTGTAAATCCGATAACGTAGCTTTTGACCCTGTTCTTAAATCACCTAGAACGTCTTCAAATCTCATTAGACCCTCACTTTCAATTGAATTCCTACAGCAATGTCAGAAGCGCCAATCATTGCAGAATCAATGTTCATTCTGATTCTAGTACCTTGAGTTAAATTTGTTACTGATAACACTGGAGCGGTAACCCCTGCTTGAACGGGTGGGGTAGGTATCACTTGCGTATAAGCACCAGCCGCAGCCGTAGACGTGAATGCTGGCTTTGTAGAAAAGATCGAAGTCCACGGGCCGCCCGGTGCCGTTTGGGTTTGAATGTCTACAGTAGTTGTGCCCGATGTTCCGGCTCCGTCATTAGCGACCCATACGTTTATTATCTCGTAATTGTAAGGTAAGACAGAAGAGCCATCGACCCCATTACCAGCGCGATAACGACCATTTCCCAAAAACCGAATCTCATATTGAACATTCCTTACTGATATATTTCCGCCCGATAACGTAAGCGATGCAGGATCAATAACAGCATTACTTAATACACCACCGCTAGATAAAGCAATCAGCGCATTACCACTAGGCAAAGCGTCCATCAGTTGAAGCGTAAAACTTGATCCAGTGTTTGGATTATTAAGCGTTACGGTATTTGACCCATCAGCCGAAGTGATTTTGATATCACCCACGTTAATAGCCGCTGGCACACCCGGCGCAGAAGTGAATGAAAACGTTGTTACCGCTGACGTGTAAAATACGGACGCGCCTGATCCTACGTAATCGCCGCCAATACCGCCGATTGATGCAGCGTTAAGGCCACCCCCTGCCGTGATCTGCACTTGATTACCTGATCCGTCATTAAAAAATAGGTCACCGTTTACAACGCTAATGATATTAGTGCCGACAAACGGCGACCCCACGGAAGTAAAAGTGAGTTTAGATAAATCAGTGATCCCAAAACTTGCGAATGATAAATCTTGAGTGACTAAGAGTGACGCAACCGAGATCGGTACACCTTTACCAGGCGTGTGATCATGTGCATCGATTGTCTCTAATGCGGTATTGACTTGCTGCGCCCATAAAGGGCCTGGCGTTCCGCCGGGTCCGGGTGTCGGTATTACAAAAACCATGAACGGAGTTGCCATCTATTTACCTCACGCAATCCAGAGCCTAATAGTTGCTGGCCCTGACGAGTTAATAATAATTTGCCTGTCCTTAAAATTGTTATCTAAATCCTCAAATAAATCTACCGCTGCATTTGTACCAGCTAAGATCCACATAACAGGATTTCTACCTAAATTGTGTTGAATAAAATTGTTTCCTGTTATGACCTCAGCTGTCACAAGGTTGCCGAATACTATTTGAGAATCCTGAATAGGTGCAAGTGCTCCCTGAACTGAATCTTGCTGCCTTTGATCTGTGTAAACGCCGTTATTGAATCTAACTAACGGCTGTCTAGGCATACACGTTCCCGTAAAAGTTAGTCTCTACAAATTGAATCACGTCACCTTGCAGTCGATACCTTAACCGTTGAGGGTAAGCATACATGATGTATGCATCTTGACGGTAAACGTCTTGAATCCGGTTTCCCTCTCCTGCATTTCTATTAGCTGACATTCCTTTGATGCGTTCCTTTATTTCAGCTTTTTCAGCCATGAACGCTTGAACGTCTGACTCTTCTTTCATCAAAATTTTACGGGCTACATCGGTCACAATGTATTGCTCAAACCCGTTGATACCGTCAAAGGTGTCCGTGTCATTTACAAGCTGAGGCATCTTAGGAATCCAATAAATAGCAAGATTGCGCCCACCCACTGGGTAAATGTATATGTTGCGCTCTAGCCATTCATACGGCTTAACCGTTACGCGAAACTGTGTGTTAATGACTTCGTCAATCCCTCGTATTTTATAAAAATCAGCAGGAAGCGCGATTGTGTTTTGCTGTGGCGCTAATGTCGTTAATGTTTCTTGAAAATAATAGTCTTCGTAATCAGCTACTAAAATGTCATAAAGCTCTTGTGCCGATGCGTTTACCATTTCTGTAAGTTCATCGTCTTGGATGAAAGATGAGTAGCGGTTGTCTGACCTATTTAACGATTGCCGCTTTAATTCAGCTAAAGTCACTAACGCCATAAACCGCTACCCCTTTTATTCTCCTGAGGAAGAATAATTTTCATCTTCTTTTTCTTTTAAATGCTCTTCCATCTCACACGCTTTACAGAAACTGGCTAAATAATTAGCAAGCCCCATTGCGTCTTTTGACTCGATACATTTTAGCATTCGAGAGGCTAGAAGCTCTTGCTCATCCCGAATAAGTTCTAACTGTGATTTTTCAATCACTTTGTCCTCACCCGTGATTTCCATGATCAAGGATTTAATATCCATGATTAGAACTCCGATGCGGTGTTTTGAATGATAAGAACGACTTTAACGATATCGCCGTTTGCAGGATCATCAGCGGCGCCAGCGAAGTCATTAATTTGAAGGTTAATCAATCCGCTACTAGGAACAGATGTGCTTAACAATCCGCCTACGTTAGTGAATGATGATCCTTCAATTGTGACTAAGCACCCTAAGATTTTAGGGAATCCAAAATCTAGCTGAACGCTAAAAAGTCCTGCTCCTGTTCGAGTCACGGAAATGACAACGCCTAGCGATCCGAAGACCGTTGGGCTTGATGTTCCGTTAATCGTGAACTGAAACGGGATGATTTTAACTTCGCGTGCTCTTGCATTGATTGGATATAAATAATTGTTCATTTTGTTTTCCTTTCATAAAATTATGGGCGTGATGGTATCACCCACCACACCCACAACTTAATTAAATACTAGAGCAATTGAACAACGCCGTTTGATCCCGGTGCTTTACACTTCAATTGGAAGTATCCACCGACTCGGATCTCGTATCCGTCAGAAGTTCCTTGACGTAAGAAATCAAGGCCATCAAGTCCAAGGATATGAGGCATTTTGTTAAGTGATCGCATTTCCCAAGTATCCCAAGTCATGATGTATGCTCGGTCAACTTGGCAGTTACGATCTGCCACAACTTTCACTGAACCTGTAGGGCCGTGCATTTCAAGACCAGTGAACGAGAAAAATCCGTCTGGTGATTGCACATTTGTGTACATTACTTTTGATCCTAGAGATTTAACTAGGTCAGCGTAACGTACTGGGTTCATAAGGATAGTGTCTGGAGCACCGCCGTTGACTGCGACTTGAGTCGCGCCATCGATTAATGCTTCTTCAATTGGTGAACCTACAGAGTTGACGTAAACGCCAGCTAAGAAGTTTTTATCAACCGATCGATCAACGCCAAAGAACGGAGTTGAAGAAACAGTCGTACTCATTGGGATCCATGCGCTGAATCCTGACATCTTTAGGTTTGAGTCACCGTTTGTTAGTAAGAAGTCACCAGCCGCGATTGCAGAAATACCAGCTGACCAGTTACCTGATGCAGTTAGTTGTCCGTTTGATCGGTTCACGTTAGTGATGATGACTGTACCAGTACGAGGAGCACCGCCATCAGTTGCAGCCGCTTGAAGCGTTTGACCGACGAAAAAGTTAACGGCATCAGCTGGGTTAGCTAGAGTGATGGTTGGTGAAGCTACAGTTGAACCAGCCGAGATTTGACCGATTGAACCAGTACCAGATCGGTACAACGCTGCACCGTTTCGGATACCGAAAATCTGGAAAGCTCCATCCATTTCAGTTTTTAATGCTGACATGAATGCGCCTGCGTTATTGCGTGACGCTTCGATTGTTTCACCTGCGATGTTAGCAGTAGCGTAATCGCTGACACGTTGTAACAAGAACGCCTGTAATGCAGACGATTGTTTGTTAGCAAGTGCAGATGAAAAGCTAGCTGAAGCACCTTGCGGGTTACTGTATAAAACAGGATATTTCTCAACTTCCCCGTAGAAGTCTTCGCCTTTTTTCATTAGCGCAAGTGCTGGGTTGTTTTTATAAACTAGGTTATTGATTGTTGGCTCTTTGTACAGCTGCTTAAGCGCCGCTGCAAAGGCTGTTTGGTCCATTGAAACTGACATGTGAATAGCTCCTTAAAAATAGGTTAAAATACGAGTTTTTTATGTTCGCTTTTGATCCGTCTTTTTAAGGCCGTTACACTAAGGCCCGACTATGAACACTGAGAAAATCAGCGCGTGATAACAATAGTATCTATCTGATTATCGGCAAAACACAAGACTACCTTTACGCTTTTTTAGCTAAAGCCGCTTGAAACGCTGCAATCGCTGCGTCCGTTCGTTCTTTATCTGTAGGGATTTTCTTAGCATCTGGCTCTTGCGATGATTGCGCGGCAGCTTGTGGAAGCAAATTCGATAGCGTAAAAGTTTCGGTTTTCTGTGGCTGCGGTTGTTCAGCATTCCCTAGTTTTTTAAATAACTTAGGTATAGCTTTTGATTTCTTCAATTGTTCTTCAAAATGTTTTTCAGCCGCTTCATTTAGTTTTGATAACACCTGATCGAGTTCAGGAGGTGTGCCAGTCTTTTGAGCAATCTCAAACCATGCTTTGAAGACTTCCTCTTCATACGCCGGATATTCAGCCAAAAATTCATATTTATCCCCTGCCTTAACCGTGTAATCTTTGACGTAGTTTTTAAAGTCTTTGATTTTTTGTTCTTGTTCTTTTTCAGCTTCTTTAACTTTTGACTCAAGCTGTTTTGATTCTTTCTCTTCGAGCTGAGCGCGTAGAGTGGTTAATTCTTTTTTAAGTTCTTCAATCTGAAAGTTTGGATCTTTACCGTCATTTGATAAATACCGCTTGATTGCTTGCTCAGGATCGCCACCGAATTTCTTAATCAGCTCGATGGCGTTCTCCTGTGCTAACTTTTCAAGTTCGGATTTAGGAATGTAACTTGCTTTCTGTTCTTCGAATGCCTTTAGTTCAGCCTCAAATTTTTGACGCTTCTCTAGTGCTTTCTTTTCAGCGCGAGTTAGATTCTCAAATCGTTCCCTTACTTCGATTGCTTCTTCTTTTTGCTTGGTTTCTTCTTGCCCTTCATGATTGCTCTCTCCTTTCTGGTCTACTGCGGTTAAATCTTTGGGTTGTGAAACATCACCAGAAACGCTAACGGGTGTTTGACTAAAAAACGTAGACAGTAACGCTTCTGGTGATGGTGTGGCGGTCGCGGTTACCTCAGGTTGTACCGATTCCATTTTATTTTCTCCTTATTGGTTTATTTGTGGTGCTTGCGGCATCATTGCCATTTGCGCCATTTGTTCTTGTTGTAATCTTTGCTGTTCTTGTTTCATGATCGCATCAGCGGTTACTAACCAAGTCTGAAGCATATCAAGTCTATCCTGTGCAAGTCCCGTCTTCCGTCCATCGAAATACGCTGACATAAACATTGGGATTGCTTGCATTAAAGGCATCTTAGGATCAGGCGCTATGTATTCGCCATCGTCCGTAATCTTTTCAATAATGTATTCGATGAAATTTAGCGGCCCTGTTTTGTATTTCATGTAACCCTCAAGATCAGGGAAATCGAGTAACTTCATGGCCCATTCTTGATCGATCAGTCCTACTTGCATCATGTCTTTAATGTCATTGTATCGGCCCATCGGGGTTTGAGATAAATAGCTAGTTGGAAATGCTTTAATCACAAAAGCATCGCGCTCCATGTCTACGTCTGACCATTTGATGGATTCAATGAATCCCCCAGCGTCTACCTTCTCAACGGTATCAACGCCTGACTTGAATAACGCTTTCTGTTCATTGATCATAAGCTCTGCTAGTTTGACGTGCGAGTCTTCCCACATCTGCCCTAGTAACATATGGCGTTCGGCTTCAATGTCATTGTGTTCTCTTAACGCTTTCCCTGAGTCTAACCCTTCAGGTTTCTTGCTTTGGGCTGATAGCATTGAAACGCCTGTTTGCTCATAAGATTGCTGAATCAGCGATTGCATATGCACGAAATACTGATTGTCTATGGGCTGTGGTGCTACATATTGGAATTGTGCTTGTGTCTCAATGATGCCGCCCACTTCGTTATTGAATTTTGATTTAACGGCGTTTGATCCAGCTTGTACGATTAGCTTAGGCGCTGATAAATGAAGCGCCAACTGGATCTTGTGCATGGTTTTATTAAGCTCAATTTGCGTACTGGTAAGCATTCCTGTGACCGATGATCCACCGAATCCCACTAGGTTTTTTGAGTACATCATGTGAACGAATGGGAAATAATCTTTTGTCCAGCGTTCAGAGAATAACTCTTCGTTATCAACACTAATGGAATGCACACCGTCTTTCTCACCGGGCATTGATGGCAAGTGCCAAGCCTCATAAATATAAATTGAATCGGCTAGAGCCATAGAATAGTTGTTTGATTTATCAAACGCGCTAGGAGCTGAATCAATAGCGTCTGCGTGTTTAGGGAATAACCTTTTAGCGACATCACGCTTAAAGATGCGTACTTCAAATAATGACGTAGGATGCCCGTTCTCAGCGTCCCTGTCATCCCAGCGAAAATAATCAAAAAACACGCGCTCACATTGAATTTTATTATCTTTCTCATACACTTTAACCCAGCCGTTACCAGAAACTAAAGCATCTCGAAGGCCATCAATTAAATGATCTCGTGCTTTTGTTCTTTGAAACATCCCAGCCGTGTATTTAGTTAATTGCTTAGATTTCTTTTGTGATGTTTGGTTCCCTGCATCCGTTAGATACGTTACTTTGATTTTATTTTTAGCGATCTTATTTAAAAGGGTATCAATATTAGATCGAACGATATTGAAAGTGTATCGTTCACCTGGTAAAGCTGCGTTACTGACTCGGGCGTAGTTAGTCGTATTTAATCCTAAAATTGGGATGTTTGCGTACATTCGCATGAATTTTAAATTGGCATCACGTTTATAGCTTTGCTCATTATCAATTTGTGAAATGATGCCCGTTATTTCTCTTGCCCGTTCAGACCCCTTTAGTTCCCACCAGTACCTTTTCATTTATGCGCTCCAATATGTGTAATCGTCATCGGTTAGTGTAGCTTGATCAACGATCTTTTCAATCGTGATCAGATAATTGTCAAAAGTAAATTGCGCTGGCCCTTGCTTAATCAGTGCGCGTAACGCTTCATCAAATCCAAGATTCGTCGTTGTTCCAGAATTCTTCTTGGTATTTCTTTTGAGCGTATTCTTTGGCTTTCTCTTCTTCGTGTTTTGCCCATTCAATTGATCCATATGCTGGCCTTTCTTTAACTGGATTACCTAAGTAGTTGTAAACCTTACGAAAACTATAAAGGCAACTGTCCGCAAAATCGTTTGAAAGTCTTGGATCTTCGTTGCCGTGTTCATCTTTTGTAAGCGTCATGTATTGATCCGCAAGCTCAGTGCATGATGAATCTACAAATAATTTTGATTGCCTTAAATCGTCATTTAGTAACGCAATCCATGACATTTTATCCGTTTTTTCAGCAGGATTGACGGGTATACCATGACGTTTGATTAACTCATGCGCAATCGTTTTACCTAGACCGCCTGTATCGCATTCGATCGTTATACAGTTATAGCGTTCTTTAATTTGTCTCACCCACATAGCGATGTCAGTAACATCTAAAGATGATTTACCTTGTGAATAAACAACCCACGCAATTTTAGATACTTCGCTATAAGCAATGACGGAAATAGCTGTTTTATCGTTAAAGCCAATATCAAGGCCCATGACGTATCGTGCGTTGGGTACATATTGCGGATCGAATGGCTTCATGTTTCGATCGCGTGAGAATTGATAGACCAACGCTTCAGGATCATCTACCCATTCGCCATAGTATTCTCGTCTTAGTGTTGGATGATCATCAGGCCATTGCATTTTGGCTTTGTATTTCTCAAGCCACTCAATGCTATTCGGCAAATAAGGATTGCGCTGCATGAATAGGCGATGCTGAGAATAACCGCCCATGCCCTTTTCGGTTACGTTGTAAAAATATCCGTCTTTAATTGGCCCCGGTGTTCCAGCGATTGTTAAAGCTCCGTTAAAGTCAATCAGTGCAGGCTTTAGGATTTCTTCGACCATTTCTTGAACGTGCGAGCGCCAAGATTGGCATTCATCTATGGCTACTTCTGAATACTTAGAACCCCGTAAACGCTGCATGAAGTTTTTCATATCGGCACCGACAAGCTTGATTGATGACCCGTTAGGGATATGAACAGATAAATCGTATTCACGCATGACGGCTTTCACGTTGTTTTTCTCAATGATTTCTCGAAGTACGGGCCACATGATTGATTTAGCTGAATCACGAGTAAGCGCAATATATAAAGCTTGCGATCTATCATGCTCACGAGCTGCTCTAAGTAATCTCACGGCAATTGAATACGTTTTACCAGATCGGCGCGTCCCTAGAACTGAAATGTCTTTTGATGGATCAACGATGACTTTTGCTT